TCAAGTGGAATTGATTGTTGCCAAAGCTTATACTTGAGAATTCCAGTGTTCTCTGCTATATGAAAGACTCTTCCTTTTGCTCCATAGGCATAGTCTTCAAGTGCTACCATACTACAACCAATTAAAAGATCTACAGCCCAGTCTGAGATGCTATCGTATCTACCACACTCTGCTGTGTAATCAGGAAATAATTCCCCACGAATATTATTATTAAACATTGTTGCATTTTTCTTAATATCTGTTAGAAAATAAAATGAACAATTCTTATAACAAAACTCCCCCTGCAAATGCCCATTAAAAATGCAAATGCATGGGGAAGTTAAAGAGTAATCAATTCCAGCAATTATCACATATTATTTAGTCAAGTCAACTATCTCGCATGCTCCAGCCGTGCAGCTAAAAGTTTGGGTTCCTGTGGTGTTATCTTCCTTCTCATAATTGGACAATTCGCTCCAATCAACATTCTTTGGAAGCTTGCCAAGCATGATTTCGTACTGCTCCTTGGTGCAGTCTTCATAAGGAGCCTGACGATAGTTGTGATCTGAGTGCGGAAGGAACGAAATACCGCTGATCTCGTCAAAGTGCTTATACACCCAGGCCCCAACTTCCATCCACTCTTCATCACGAACAGTAATGGTAACACTAGGCTTGTGTTCGCACCAGTATTGCTGATAGGTCAGCCAAAGTTCCAACTGCTCAAGAGCAGTCATGTCATTACGGGTTATGCAATGCTCAGGAGCCTTCATGGGGAATGAGAAGACCATGGTATGGTTCGGCTTCATGACACATGGTTCAGCGGGGAATCCCTTGTCAATCATAAACTGGCAGATTGGATCCTTACGATCAGCACGAACGCGACGAATATAGTAGTTGGCGTGACGAGCATGAATACCCGAAGCAGCATCTACTAGTTGGCTGACCGTACCGCTTGGCTTGACGCAAGTGATTGCAGCAGATTCATTGATCTTAAGCTTATGTGCAAATTCCTTGTTGGTATCTACAGCAACATGGCGTAGATGCTCAAGTAGAACAGGTAGATCACCAGCACGACCGTTGGTCATTTCATTATCCATGATACCAGTCAGAGATACACCAAGAAGACGCTCTTCTTCACAGTTCTTCTGCCAATCGCTTGAAAGGTAGCGGAACTTTGTAAGAGTTGACTGGAATGTACCAAGAATGGTAGCAAGACGAACCTTACGAGCAAGAGTATCTGGAGTATCGTCAGCACGAATCACGACTTCAGATAGATTGCAGAACTCACGATCACGCAAAATAATTTCTGAGCATGGGTTGGTTCCGAAGTCGTAGTTTGGATTACGACGATCACCAAGACGCTTGGTTTGATTCTTTGCAGCTTGACGATTGAAGATACCACGCTCACCGCTCTTGCTCTTGACTAGAGCAACCCATTCATCCATGAAGGTTTCCATGTCGGGCTTGCTCTTATACGAAGCAGAGTTGTTTGCAAGTGCTCTTTGGCCGTTCTTCTCCCACCACGCACCACTTTTTGCATTACGCATACGATCATCATCAAGCGACGATAGTGAAATGAGAGCAGAACGACGAACACCGCCGACAACTACGATTTCAGCAATTTTACATACGATATCGTGGCATTCGACCGTAGTGAGCTTTCTACCAGCTGCCTTACGGAAGGTTTCAATGGTAAAGCGGAAAAGGTCTTCCAACGGTTCAGGTCCTGATGCTCGTCCACCGAATGTTTTAAGTCTTGCTCCAGCAGGACGAATTTTTGAAATGTCCCATCGCGGTATCTGACCACCAATGAGTAACGAGAAGAGTTCCTTATAAGCCTTGGCCCAGCCAATCTTAGAGTCCTCCACAACAATGAGTGAATCACTGTCGGTAAATTCTTCAGCAATAGTAGGAAGTTTTTCAACGAAATCCCTTTCGACGGAGAATCCAACACCTGTACCGCACATTAAGATGTATAAAATCTCATCAAACGAGCGAACCTTGCTCGTAGAAACATAAGAGCAGTTATACCCTGCTACATGGTCGCGCTCCAAAGCCTCGCCTGCGGTCATGAGGCAGCGCATAGACGGCATCACTTCCAAATTCAGAACAGCTGCTTCAAGCTCCTTGCGTAGATCCTTTGGCAACTTGTAATTGCAAGTTTCCTTGAGGTGGGTTTCGAAAAAGTCAAAATAACGAGCAACGGTTTCGTTCCATGACTCCCTTCGTGTCTCCTCATCGATCCAACGAGCATAACGGGAAGCGTGAATAAAACTCTGGTATGGAGTTGGTAGTGACATATGAAAATCCTTAAAGTTGTGGCATTCTAGCCATGTTGGGTATTTAGTCAATATTTACTTGGTAAGTTCAGCCCAGCAGACTGGGAAATATGGCTGAATTAGACTACCCATGGCATCTGCATATTCCCGAACTTCCCATTGAGCATGGGGGTCGATTCTTTGCTTAAAAACACGGGCATAAGCGGCCAGAGAACCTGTCCAGTACCATTCGGTGTATGTACCCTGGGGTAATGCAAAACGAGCCTGTTCTGGGGCTATACCAGCCTCTAGGAGCCAGTTGTAGGTCTTTAGGGCATCGCTAGCCATCCCAAAGTACATGATCTCAGCAGCCTCTAGCGTGGCTGTATTGGTAAGGAAGTCTTCTGACCCCTGCTTTGCTCCATTTGTCGGCTTAGAACGCCATTTTGGAATGTAAATTTCTGGCTCTTCGGTAACATACCGACGAGAAATTTCGTTCTCAACGAACCCTACCTTGTGCTTAAAAAGCTGGGTACGAATCGAAATAGGGGCCTTGATGTGAAGCATGATCTGGGGATGGGCAAAGGGAGTCCAATGCTTGTGCTTGGCCAGATACGAAATAAGCTTCTTATCCTTATCTGGGAGTGTCTTGCCAGTTATTGATCCTGTCTGGTGCTGTTCTCCGTCCCAAGAAGATTCCTTGTGGAATGAGACTCTAGCAGCGTTTACTACAGTTAGATCAGAACCCATCACTTCGATAAGTCGAACGAACCCCTTATCCAGTACATTTAGTTTTTCCATTTCATAAACCTCAATTTTGCTTCAAGCCCAGAATGAGTATTGGAGAGTATCATAGCCATCGGATCACCAAACGCAAGAACATAGTCGTTAATATCCTTGACCTTAACATCTGGCCAAATAAGAATCTTATGGCCCTTCTCAATAACCGTTTCCATGAAGCCACAAATCTGCTTGTTGCGCTTCTCATTGTCGAAGACATAGATTACCTCGCTGTTTGCGATCTTCACAGGAAGCTTCATGTCCCCAGCAGCACCTACCATCGCAATAGCATTGGGTAGGAAGATGCTGTCGATTGGTCCTTCTGTGATATAGATTGGTTGTTCTGGATTTACTCTCCAGAGTCCATACCATAGTTTCTCCACAGAATCCTTCTTGATAGTAATATATCGGATCTTGGAATCTGCCTCAAGCGAGCGACCCTGGACTCCGATGAGTTGTTTCTCGTCATCATAGAATGGGATGACCAGTCTTGGTTCTCGCTTGAGTTCGTAGTCACTGCTAAACCCCTTCGCAACTTCGGAGAAGTCTTCGGCGTAATAAAAGTAGCAGAACGATTCGTCAGGGATCTTTCGCTTCTCAAGATATTTGACGATTGGATGTGCAAAATCAAGGTCACAAACATTGACGCAATTCTTAGGCACTTCGAATGTAGTGATCTTCTTAGTTGGGACAAAGAGATCTTCTTGTTTTGGTTTCTTGTAATTTGATCTTCCATTTTCACCACTTGCAAATCGTTTGAAAGCATACTCCTTGGCAAGCAACGGATTGATTGCTTCAAGGAAGTTATACATGTTCGTACCGTGGCCGCAGTTGTGGCAACGGAAAAAGAAGTCATTGCCCTTCTGGTACAAATACCCACGGGCAATGTTCTTACGCTTCTTGGAGTCTCCGCAGAACGGACATCGACAGTTGGCAAGATTATCCTTCTTCCACTTGAACTTCTTCAAGTATTCTGAAGCAATGTTGATAAACACCTTGTCGATGTATGCGCTCATATAGTCCAATCACTCACTTTGACTAACTTGGGAATCTCACGCGGAGCATAACCTTGTCCGTATCCATCAGGATTGTTCTGATTGGAATCGGCCAAGCCATCTTGCTCATCTCGCTTGACATCATACAGCTTCATCTTGGATCGGTCAATACCAACCACAAACTTTTTATTCACTGTTGCACTATTGTAACGATTCTTTAGCTGCTTGACTAGAATCTGCCCAGTCTGCTCCAGATCTTCTGTACTGATAAGAGCAACAAAGAAATCCGCTGTGGCAGGAAGACCGAATGACTCTGAAGTATCCTCTAGACCGAAATCGCTATTTGCAAATCCAGTTCTATTGACCTGAGTAGCAGAGAAGATTGGTACATTGTATTCTACCGCCAGACCACGAAGTTCCTCTGCAACTGACTTAATGTAGAAGTAACTGTTTGTGTTTGCGTTATGCTTGATTCTTGCCGATGCACAGATATTGATATAGTCAACAAAGATAACATCGGGAGTGAATCGCTTCTTAATCTTAAGTTCGTCAAGAAGATGCTTGAAGTTGGCAACTGATGCACTGGCCGTTGGATATTCCTTGATGATCAACTTGCCATGAACCTTGTTCTTCAGTTGTTCCATCTTCTTGTCGTATAACATTTTTGGTAGTTCCTTGAGACTATCCAAGGTAATGTCTAAAAGATTGGCATCGATTCGTTCTGCAATTCTTTCTTCCGCCATTTCACAAGTAATGTACAGAACATTCAGGTTCTGTACAAGACAATTGGCAGCATGATGGCAAAGGAATAGAGACTTACCTACACCAGTTCCTGCCATAATGATATTGAGAGTCTTTGACGGTACTCCACCACCAGTGATGGCATTGAAGAATTCAAGATCGAATGGAATGCGCTTTTCTATCTGATGATAGAATGCAAAGCGGCTGTCAGCATCATCAATATAGTCGTGACCAATATGGTTGTCAAATGAGACAGACAGAGCATTAGAAAGAATACTTGGGATTGCATTCTTTGTGTGTGTCTTTGATTTTCCGTCGAGAATATGAATAGAATCCATAATAGCATTGTAGACTGCTTTATCCTTCACATGGTTCTCAGTCTGTTCGATGAGCCATGTAAGATCGGTTTGCTCTGGATTAGAATACAAAGCCTCAACACACTTGGAGCATTCTGCGAACTCGTCTTCTGAAACGAGATCAAGCTTACCAAGGCTGATATCAAGAGCCTCCCTTGTGGGGAGGCTGTTGTACTTCGTAATGAATTCTGAAACCAGAGTGAAGATCTTCTTGTTTACATTATTGCTGAAATATTCTTCCTTGAGGAATGGATGTACTTTACGAACATACTGCTCATTCGTCGCCAGATTCTTCAATATAACTGATTCCATCATTTTCGATTACCTCTCCTTCAAAGTCATCACCGATCATGCTGTTCTGTTCTTCTAGAAACTGTACTAGAAGATTACCTACTACATTGTTGAATTCTTCTTTTTCTGACTCTAAGATTGTACCCTTAACCATTTCATAGTCAAAGTTTAAAACAAGATTATTTTCTTTCTCTTGAAGATTCACTACACCATATTGAATTGCAATCCCTTTGAATCTACCTTCATCAATTTCAATATGAGCGTTTCCGTCACCATCGTTTTCGATAATATTATACTTCATATTCTTCCATTCTTTCTTTTGCTTCTTCGATTGACATGTCTTCGATGAAGCAGGGAGTTCCAGAGCCAACCCAGGCTCCAATGATATTAAACTCAAAATATTCCTGTGCCTCATCAAATGTCATACCATCTGCCATCAAATTATCAATGATCTTCTTTTGGCTGTATGCTGCAATTGGTTCGTTATGACCAAATCTCCACATGAAACCAATGAAGGCATTATCATGACCATCACAAAAAAGTATATTGCTCATAGTTACCTCAGATAATATTAAATTCAAGTTTTGGATTCTGTAACTTATCTAGCCAGTGATCGACCATCTCTGCCATCATATCTTCGAAAGTAATTGTTGGTTCCCATCCCATTTCCTTTCTTGCCTTTGTAGCATCGCCACGAAGATAGTGAAGTTCTTCTGGTCGCTCATACTTCTTGTCCGTCTTCACATACATTCTGTAATCCATACCAAGATAATCAAAGACATATTCAACCATGTCTTCTACGGAGTATGAATGACCAGTAGCAAGAACATAATCATCTGGCTTTGGCATCTGAAGCATGTTCCACATACCGCGAACATAATCCTTGGCATGTCCCCAGTCACGCTTGGCTTTTAGATTTCCTAGAACTAGGCTGTTTGCCATTCCAAGCTTGATCTTGGCTGCTTGTAGTGCTACCTTGTTCGTTACAAAGTTAATGCCTCTACGAGGAGATTCGTGATTGAACAAAATTCCAGAACAAATAAACATACCATATGAGTTTCTGTAGTTGTGGCATAGGTTGTGAGCGTAAAGCTTGGCACAACCGTATGGACTTACAGGGGTCATAAGAGTTGTTTCTCTCTGGTACTTGTCATCGTCACAAGAGTTACCAAACATCTCAGAGGTAGCAGCATGATACACCTTTGAGTGAGGCGAGAATCTACGAACAGCTTCAAGGACTGCAAGAGTACCACCGCCATTTACATCCAAGGTATACTTGGGAAGATCGAATGAAACTTGAACATGGGACTGTGCAGCCAGATGGTAAACTTCATCTGGTTGCAGCTTCTGAATGTTCGTTTCGATGCTGATTGGATCTGTCAAGTCTGCATAATGCAACTTGATCTTTCCATCAACCCACAGATGGTCGATACGAGTAGTTTGTGATTCTGGAACAGAGTTTCTGCGAACAGTACCATGTACTTCGTATCCCTTTCCTACAAGTAATTCTGCGAGATATGATGCGTCTTGGCCGTTGGCCCCAATGATTAGTGCTTTCTTAACCATACTTAAAATCCTCCTGAACTCGCTCATCAATTTGCTTCAGAATCTCCTGAGTGAAATACTTCTCAGGTTCTTCGTTGATATGCTTCTCAAACGCCTTAGTACCATCAGGAAGTTCAATCTTGGTAGAGTTCTTCTTGAAGATACCGTAATCCAAGGCAAGGTCAACAAGACCGTAGTAACGGTTCAAACCGCTATCGAAATTCAGTTGAACCTGAACGATCTTGTTCTCCTTGGTTAGTCGGCTCTTGTAAAGTTTGCAAGTAATAATATTACCTACAACTTCATCATCCTGCTTGTCCTTCTTCTTGGACAATGTTACGATAGTAGAAGCCGCATATTTTAGACCAGATCCACCACCAAGTTCCTTAGTTGGAACATAAGCTCCTACTACATCGTAGGTGTGGTTTGTCATAATCATGGGAATCTTGGCCTTGCCAAGTTTCAGCGTAAGAACGCGGAAGGTTCCCTTGATGACTTGTGCGCGGGTCATGTCGCGGACATTCTTGCCCTCAACGACATCGTTCATTTCCTTGGAAGTGCTCAACATACCCAGCGAGTCAAGAACAATCATCATTGGCTTGCGTTCAGATTCATCTGTTGCAAGAACCTTGTCAACGATTGTCAAGCACTGATGGCGGAACTCTTCAACTGTCTCTACAGGGAACACGGCAACCCGCTTGGGATCTACCCCACGCTCAGTAAACATATCACTAGTTACTGCCTGTTCCGTGTCGAAGTAAAGAACGATACCTTCTGGATTCGCTGCCAGAAATTGTGCAACAACACCAATGCTGAAGTAAGTCTTACCAGTAGCAGATTCACCAGCCAGACAGGTAATTTTGTTACTAGGTAGACCATCAAATAGACTACCAGACAACAGAGCATTAAAAGTATAAGACCCAGTATCAATATAACCGCAAACATCAGATCCATCAAGTCCATCCTCGACTTTACTTGCGAATTTGTTTCCTGAGACATTAATTATTTCCTTTAAAAAATCCATATCATTCTCCATTAGTTAGACCAATTGTAGCATTATCCACAACCTTTAGTTGGGTAGTGCTGAAATACCGAATATCTCCATTATCAAGAATCACCATATATTGACTGTTAGAAAATTCTCCGTTATCAAACAGAAGAATAATCCATCCTTCTCCTAGTGGTGTTTTGACGGGAATTGAACGCTTGAATTCGTGAATAGTTGACATATTAAGTAAATAAAGATTCCAATGTATTTCGTTCTTCCGTTTGCCACCCGATAGCATCCACGATGCTCTTGAGCGGATCTAGGAATGCCTTTTCAAACTGCGTATCATAGTCGATGTAGTTCTTTAAGTCAAACTCTTTCGGCAAAGAAGTCATGAATGAAATGACACAATCCTTGCCTGTGATTCCACCAACTGGATTGGGAGACTTAAGATATAAGAACTTAATTTTGTCGGCATCACGAATCGACTGATACTTCTTTTCAAGATCATACTTCTTAATATAGTAGTTGAAGAGTAGTGCTCCCTTGACCGCGATTGGAGTACCCTTCTTATAGATGGTAAACGAATCTGCATAGTCCTTGACTCCGTTGACCGAACGAGGGAATGCAACATCCTCTGGAGCAAGCTTACGGAACTTCTTTCGAAAGCTTTCTATGTAATTGATAAGAGTAGGATTGTCCTTGGTCAAAATGATGTCAATACACTTCTTCAACTCCTCTCGCACAATCTGTGGAGTAGATGATCGGGATGTTTCGATTCCCATGATCTTGGTCTTTGGCTTGGTGTAGCGAACACCTTCTGAGTCATGAACCAGGAGCATGTACCGCTTCTTGGCTGTCCAGATACCCTTTGATGCAATTGATTCGCGCTTCATGAACATCTTGTTGGCATAGGCATTCATGAAATCAGCAAGTTCATCATAGGACTTGGTAATGTAGGGTTCGATGATCTCCTTGCAGCACTTGTCAAGATAAGTAACTATTTCTTCAGTTGACTTACCCTTTGCCAAAGTGTTTACCAGTGGACCCATGTTGATGTAGATTGAATCTGTATCGCTAGCAACAACATAATCATGATTCGTCTTGAGCATCTTGTTCAAGAACTCGTTTATCTTGTTTTCAATCCAGCGAATAGAAAGCTGACCAGAGAGTGTAATCGCTTCGGCAATCTCTTCATCGTAATAGCGGAAGTATTCATTTCCAATCGCACCGTAAGCGGAGTTTAGCTGAATCTTACGGGCCATTTGGAAGTTGTTGAACTTGGCAACCTGTAGTTCCAGTTCTTCTCGCTCTGGGCTTG